TAAATCAAAGATGTAAAATTTTTCAATTCCATCTGGGATTGTTACAACTGATGCACTGTTCAAAGTGATTGTTGCAAATTTAATAACCATGTTACGAGCATTTGATAATGCTCCATCAGACATAGCTAAAGCCACTGTACCACCATTTGTTAGTGTTACTGATTCAAAACCTGCAATTGCTTGTTGAATTAATTTTAAATTTTCGTTTGTATTGTCACCCCAAGTACCAGCGTTTTCCCCTGTTACCATCAACTCTAGTTTGAGGTCTGTTGAATAACTTGATGCCATAAATTTTTACTCCTAAATAATTATAATTTTACACTTCTTACGCTGCTAAATCAACCTCTGTCCAATTATTATTTACTCCAGGGTCAACCTCACGCCATGCATATATACTAGTGCTACCGGCTGTTGAAGTCAATACCGTGCCTGTTACATCAACTGTACAATCGATAACAATATCAACACTTCCAATAGAAGTAGACGCTTGTAATCCTGATACCCCAACTATTTGAGCTGGTATTTCAGCTGCGTTACCTAATGCCATAGTTAACTGCTGACCAGTCACAGACTCATTTGTTGATTGAACAAGAGTAAAGTTTCCTAATGTAAGTGTGCTTTCTATTCCGCTTACTTCAGCTACAGAGACAGCATCCACCTGACCTATTGATGAAGTTAACTGCTGACCAGTTACAGGTTCATTTGTACTTTGTTCAAGTGTAAAGCTTCCTAAAGTCATGTCTAATTGATCTTCAGTAGCTAATACAGTTATATCTGCATCGATTTGAATTGAGAATGAAGGTACAGCAAATGTTAATCCTAATGCACTTGGTGCTGTTACAGATACTTCAACGTCAGTTCCTGCAGCTTCATCACCAATAGACATTGTAAGAGCAGCCATTGATGGAGCGGCCGAGTAGTTTACACCCCAACCTAAATTACCCCAAGTGTCTCTGCCCCAACCACTTCCGATTAAGAAAGTGTCATCTACTGTTACAGCTCCAATAGAAGTTGTTAATTGTGATCCAGTAACATCTTGTTCAACACCTTGTGTTGTGTCTTCGTTACCAATACTAAATGTAGCTTGAATACCTGTTGGATTTACATCAACAATCGCAGATCCAATTACTTGACCAACAGTTCCTGTAAGTTGTGAACCTGTTACGTCTACAGGTGCATCAATACTTTGTGTAACACTAGCAATGCTAGATGTAAGTTGAGAACCTGTTACGTCAACATAAGCTCCTGCAAGATCACCCCAAGCGTTTTCACCCCAAGTATCTCCACCCCAACCAGTGCTTATCTCAGCATCAATTGTAACTTGTCCTGTTGAGAAAGCCATGGACACTGAAGGTGCAATTAAGGTTCCAGCAATACCCCAACCCTCGTTATTATTCCAAGTACCTCTACCCCAACCAGTTCCTATTTCTGCATCAATTGTTACTTGACCTGCAGATAACGCCATAGATACAGATGGAGCTATTAATGTGCCTGCTATACCCCAAGCTTCATTATTGTTCCATGTATCACGACCCCAACCAGTTTCTATCAAACCTTCGTTAGGTATTGTTACGGATCCTATAGATGATGATAATTGAATCGAACCTGTTATAAGAGTACCAGCGATACCCCAGGCTTCGTTATTATTCCAAGTGTCTCTTCCCCAACCTGTTTCAATTAAACCTTCGTTAGGGATTGTTGTTGCGCCAATGCTTGAAGTTAAAAGTTGTGAAGTAGCAATTGGAGATGTGTTATTTTGTGCACCCCAATTATTTTCTCCCCAATCTAATTGACCCCAAGCATTTGACATATTTCCATTTTACCTACTTATTACGCAAGTCTTAAAATTGCAGCAGATGTAGTGAACGAAGGGAACTGAATAGTGAATGTTCCAGACGTTGCAGTTTTATCTGATCCAAAATCAAGTACAGCAACTGCATCTGTAGTGTTTGAACCACCATCAGTTGTTGTATTGTAAATTAATGCGCCTCTAGCAGTCAGTGTAACACCTGTGAAAGACAAGTTAGAAAAACTTGTGATAGCCACACCAGAAGATACTTTAACTCCTGAGTTTACTAAAGCTTTTCCGCCAGCAGTATATCCTGATGGTGAAGAAACTTCGTTTCCAGTTGTGTAATTTTCAGTAGATGCCCCAAGGGTTGCTTGAGAAGTAAACATAGCTAATTTATACGTGTCACCATTTGGTGCAGTATCAAAATCATGCTTACCAGCTAACAATTCTTTTTTGAATGAATTGCAAATTGCATTTGTTGTTATTGCCATAGTTTTCTCCTTTTAAATTTCTTAACTATTTGGTGATGGTGAAGGTATCTTAATTCTAGGTACCCCATCATCATATTCAGCACGTCTTCTTCTCCCCATTTGTTGAAGAGCAAAATTCTGTACTTCCTCATTGTACTTTGTTTCATACAGTTTGTACATATCCTGGGGTCCTTTTAAAAACCTAAAAGCTTCAGATAAGACACCATGCAATAGCATAGATTCTTGATAAGTTGATAAAAAGGTTGAATTAGTCGATGTGAAATGTTTTGGGTCTGTAATAAAATTAATTTGGATTGTATATGCCTGATCTGGAGTAGGTGCTACTACAATATTAGAATCGTCCCAGTTTGCCCAATATTCAGGTTTACCTGTTGCTCCTGAGTTATTATATTCAGATATAAAACTTGTGTCTCTACGTTCTGCAAAAGTCCTTGTTGATCCATCAATTACCTCAACAGATCTCATGATAGTTAGATCTCCTGGCAAACTTACAAATCTATTACTAGCTGTAAAAGTAGACGTAGAATATTTTCGTAAATCATCGTAATCAACCTTACCTGCAATATCTAATTCAACTGATCTAATAAATTGATCAATTAAAGTATCAGATAATACAGTGCTTCCGACTTCTGTATAATCACGTACCTGTGTTAAAAAATTTGAATAAGTTATACTCATGATATTACCACCGTAACTGATCTTACAGACATTTTAAGTTCTCTTCTTTGATTTTGTACAGACGGATCTTCAGGCACCATAGAGGCAACACCAGGACCTTTAACAATATCACTATGTGTAGTTGGAAACACTTCAGTTCTAAAAGCAAAGTCCCCTGGTAGACTTAGATTGGCAACACCTACTGAAGCTCCTCCTGAATCTGATATTGTAACATCGTTTGCAAATTTAACTGATGGTTGTTGAAATTTCATCACTCTAGAGTTTTGTAAAGCTATTGCATCTGCAACAGTTCTTTTTCTTCTTATCTGAGGATGCTTTGGTTCAAATTCAGAATAATGGACTAACGATCCATTCCATTCTTTTACCATTTCAGTATATGGAAATTGCATTCCAGATCTATCTGAAATAGCTTTTGAATTTTTACCTGTTGCGTATTTAGCCATTGTTACACTCCAGTAGGGTAAAAGGATTGTGGAGTAATAAACGTAGATGCTCTTTGACCATCTTCATCTAAAGCTCTTTTAAGTTCATCCTCATAAATTAATTTATTTTGTTGCACAAGTTGTGGAGCTTTTTTCATAGCTATGTAGTAAGCTAAACCTGCACACATACATGGTAAGAATCTATATGCTATATCAGCATCGTTAGTGTATGCACCTGCATCTTCAATTCTTTTTATTACATAATATTTTAAAGTTGTATAAGTGTTTAAATCTGGTGATTGATATAAGTATATTTTAGGTGTTTTGTGTCTCTGTACATAATATTGAGATGGTTGACCTTGAGATAGTTTGTTTGGCAATGCAGCATAAGCTGATCTATCGATTTTTGTTAAAGATACATCTTGAGTATTAGAGTTATCTCCTGTAGCTGCAGTCGAAGATATAAATGCTTCTAGCACATCACTGACATCAGATGCCACTGTATATTCAGCTTGTCCTTGCACAAGGGCTGCTTCATGTAAAGCAACTTTCCATAAATGAATGCCTCTGTTACCCCATTCTGCAAACAATAAATCCAAACTTCTTCTTGCTGATTTAAGACTGAAACCAGAAGTTGTAGATAAGCCACATCTTTCGTAGCCTTCATCTATAACTTCATCAATATTCAGATTAAATGCTGTAGTTCCTGATGTAGCCATATTATGTTACTATCCTTTTACGATTATACACTTTCTTGGATTGTACCACTTTTTGCTTATACTTTGAAGTCCTCAGCTTTTTAGCCATAGGGTTCTTTCTAGCTCCTCGTAGTTTTCCGTCTATTTGAGCAGGTATTGATGATCTACTTATTGCCATAATTTATTCTACCACCTCAGTTCTATATTTTAAATTACCTGATATCGAAATTCTTTCTCCATCAGAAGTATAAAAAGGATAACATAAATGTTGTAATTTTGAAGGAAACATCAACAAAGTCCCCTCTTCTTTTTTTGATACGGGTATAATTTGTGATTGTAAATTACAAGCAATGTCAGAATAGTTGAATGCGAAACAA